AGTGACATTTTCAACACGATGATAAGCATCGTTTACTGAAAAACCATGAACTGTGTCCACTTGTTTTTTGATAGCCATGACAATGTTCCTTTGTTTAAATGATTGTCCACTTTAGCTGTTCTGCCGCAGCAGTTCCAGCCGTGTGAGTGATGGTAAAACTACCATTGGATTGAGCAGAAATGCGATACACAGGATTCAATGTTGCCGCAGCCGCATTTGCAAGTTGCAACAAGACCACATTTTGAGATGTGACTTGATTAGTTGTAACTGTGGTTGTTGTTCCGCCATTTGTCAGTGTTACCAAACCAGTTTTTGCGCCAACGCCATAATTGTCATTTCGAACATCGTAATTGCAAGAAGCAGTGTCACTAAATGGTCTTGAAGTCCAATCAGCAAGAAAATTACTATGTTGAATATATTGTGTTGACGATGAAAGTGCATCGTTTAAATAAATACACTGTGTACATTGCAACGTACTAGATTGCATTGTGTTGTCAGTGATTTGAATAAACTCTGGTGTAGTCGTAGCAAAATCAAGATATACAAAAAATTGTAATGTTCCAGTCGTAAAATCATTACGCAAGTTGTTGTTTGAAATTGTTAGATTGTTTGCACGACCAACGTAAATACTCCAACCATAAGAACTATCTACAGTATTTCCTGTAATGACAGCTGTCATTTTGCTTGGGCCATTTTTTTGGGCGTAAATGCCTTCAGCTGTTTGCAACTCAATGTAGTTGTCTTGGCAAATAAAATTTACAGGTGCATTTGCAAAATAAATGCCGTAATTGCCAACACCGCTTGCAGCGGGTGCGCCAATCCGATTGCCACGAACAACTAATCCTGTTGCACCTTGCGACAAGATACCGCCATGATTAGGTGTTCCTTCACTACCATGGCCTTTAACATAATTGTCTGCGATCAAACCGCCTGCTTCACCGCCACCTTCACCATGAGCAATGCCAGCGCCTGAAGCATTCAAAACTGTGTTGCCAATGATGTTAATATTTCCAGCAAGCGCCATACCAGAATTACCAGAGCCGCCATTAGTAGGGCCAACAACAAGGTTTCCTTGAATTAAACCATTTATAAGCGCGTTACAAACTATTCCCGATCCAGCAGCGTTATATGCTTTGTTATTTAAAATTTGTGGTCGTGTGCAATCAAACATCCACAAACCTTCACCATCGGCATTTTTTGTGATTGTGTTTTGAACAACGCAATCTACTCCATCTTTGATAAAAATTACGCCTCGATAATTACCAGGTGTATAAATGTTGTCAATTGAACCATCCCAAGTACCACCATCAATGACTATGTTGTCATAGCCTTCACAAAACACACCTGCTGAATTATCAACAGCGGGCAATGCGGCTTGAGTGATTGTTGCACCGCAATTGAGCAAAGTCACATTGTCATGTGTAATAGTAAAAGCATCTTGTTTTGCTGATGATGGTGTTGTTGGGAACATTAAAATGTTCACGCCTTCAACAGTAATGGCTTTGTTAATCGTTACACCTGTTGCACGATAAGTAAGGCCACCACCATATACTAAACCACCAACCGGACAAGCATTAATAGCAGCTTGCAATCCTGCGGTGTCATTACCAGCTCCTGTGCCAGTTGCGCCAAAATCCAAAGGATTTACTGGCGCGCCAGTAATCATTGAAAAACTAACTTTAGTCAATGCCATTTGAAATCCTTAGACATGGTAAGACACAGAAAATTGAATTACTTCTGCGCCAGCAACAATTGCAGAGGCAGCAGGAACGAAAATATAAATAACTCCTGTAGTTACAACAATTTGCACCACACCGACTCTGACTTCGTTGTTTGTTAGTGCTACTCCAACTACAGTTGCGCCTGGAACAAAGGGTGCAGCAGTTACTAATGCGTATGTAGAAGCACCAGATGTAGTCACTGTCGCATTAAACGAGCCAGTCAAAGTGACCAATCTTCCAACTCGTGTGTACTGCCCACTAACCCACGACAAACCGCTAAGATTTGCACCATTAGTGACTGACGCAGGAGTCCAAGTTCCTTGTTCATACCAGTTTAACAACTGACTAGTCATTCCCGATGCGGGAGTGTTAGCGGTAAAATTAACACCTTTTGCGGCTGTGCCTTGAATTAAATTGCCTGTGCTTAGTGTTTGATCACCGGTAAATGATTGGGCTGCGTCTGTTCTCGCCACAGTAAAGTTTGCGTCAGGAACCGTTGCAACGCGAGTTGATGCAGCCGCAGGGCCAGTAACTTGCAAAATACCCGTTGTTGCATTTGCACGGACATTTCGCACAGTCAAATCATTTGTAGCAACTTGCTCTGTTATACCGCCTTGAACAATAGGCAAAACTTCAGTACCCGCAAGTGGGGTACTAGCCAAAGGTAATGCGGATATTTTTGTGTTAGCCATGACTAGTCCTTATTAGTTGTACAAAATCTCAATAAGAGAAGTAAATGGCGGTGCTTCACTAAACGTCAATGTGCCGCTACTAACAGAATAAGTGTTTTGATTTTGATAGACGCCATTGATATATACGCTTAATACATTTCCTGTAACAGCGTATGCAACAGTTGTTCCGTTCCCAGTGTAATTTAAAACAGATGTTGCGCCAAAACCAAAAATATTGTCATAAGTAGCAATCAGTACATCATTTGAATCTTTTAAAACAAATTTATACGCTACCGATGTAATCCATATTTCGCCGCCATCAGGTACTCGGCCAGCTGCATCTAGCACAACTGGATTAGTACGAGCAACATTGCCCGCGCTAGTTGTATAGCTAGGTAAAGGCGTAGTTGTACCAGCCGCATAGGTGTACAGCTTACCGCCAGTCAAAACTGCGCCGGTATTCGTAAAGAATTGGGCCGCAACGCCGCCCACAGGGGAGAGAAAGACGGCCATGGTAAACCTTTATTCGTATGCGACTGTGAACGCTGCAGAAGTGCCACCTAGAACAATGTACAAGCCTTTGTTAAAAAACAATCCGGCTGGGATGTTCAAATAGGTTGTGCTTGCAGCGACAGTGAACACATCCACAATTTTGGGGTCACTAGTAGATGACGAGCCAGAGTCATAAATTGTTAAAGTGCCGCTAGAAGATGCTGACACAAAGATGCCGAACAGCTTGCCAGCACCAACTTTGATTTGTGTGGTTGCTGCGGTTTGGGTGTAATTAGCCATGATGCTTCCTTATGCCAAGAATTTGAGCTTGTAGAGGGTTGTCAAATACAGCTCAACGATATTATCTATCAATTGCTGAAGTGATGAGTCAGATTTATCACACACATCGTATCTTGCGGCTTCGATTTCAGCAAGAGAGTCTTGCAAAAACTCGATCACATTGGCCGTCTTTTTGGCCGAATGCAGGGTGATGGGGCCAATCAGGCCATGACGGCCTTGGTAGGCTTCAGCAAATGCGTCAGCGTGGTCAATAATGCCGTCATAAAAGGCATTCAAAGCCACATGCTTGCTGTAGCTGCGGGTGTTCAAATGCACCGAGTGAGTGACATCACGGGCTAGGAATAAGATTCCGATAAAGTCTGCGGCTTTCATTGTGGCATTCCTTGTGGAGGCATCATCTGTTGTTCTGGTGGCATCTCAGGAGGCATCATCTCCATGGGCATGGATTCCTCGCGCATTTCAGGCATCTGGTTCATCATGCTCTGCGACTCCATGGCCGCAGCGACAACACCCATTGCAATGTCTTGGATCTGTTCTTCGGTCATACCAGCCTGCACCGCAGCAATTCGCTTAGTTTCGGCGTCATAAGCCTTGATCTGAGCCTCAAAGTCCTTGCGCTCCATGTCCTGCATCTCGATTGATTTGCCGACATTCTGGATCATCTGGTACATCTGCTCCATCTCAGCGCCCATGGCCTGAATCTGTTGCTGCGCCGCCTGCAATGCTGGATCATCCTCGCCATCCGACAAGAACTTGGGATCAATGGTCTTGGCAAAGCGCTTAGACATCTCCTGCGCGCCAGGCCAATCCATGTTCTTGACGAACAAGTCGCCAGCCACAGACCACAGTTGGGGATTACCCTGAAGCAGTTGAGCCATGGCTTCCAATGCCTCTTGGCGCTTGGTTGCGTAGCCTGGGCCAGTTGTGGCCACCACGTCATACTTGCCAACACCAGGGTTGTAAATCTTTTCGATCACAATGCCTTGCTCATTGACAATCTTGTTGACTGGTTGTGGCTGATCAGGATTGATCTTAACCATTTTCGTTTCGCCGTCTTCACCAATGATGCGGGCAATGCGCTGTGTGTCATAAATTTTGGGGATCAAGTCCACCAACTGACGAGCCACATGGCGCACGGCACGGGTCAGGTTATCCCCGTAATGGAAAGTACCTACATCGCCCTCACGCTGGCGAGCCAAAATGGCTTTACCAGATCGTTCGTTGCTTCCCATGCCTAAACTGGCGTTATATTGGCCGGTTGTGGACTTAATGTCCTCAGATGCGCCTGCCTTGGCCTGCAATAGCCCGCTAGAGGCCATTGGCGGCTGTGCCCGCTGGGGTAGTGGCAAGACTGCGCCTTGGCCGTCTGTAACGTCTGGATTGACCTCAAGGTACGGCCAGTTGTTTGTGTTGGCTGTCTTCCACTTGTCCTCATAGCCCTCAAACTGGCCACCATAGCCAATAAACGGAGCCTTGGGAGCCAGTGCCAGCATCTCAGCTTCTTGAGACACCCAGTAGTTGTACATGCGCTGGGCGTCTTTGGCGTTTCGCACAAGGCCAGAGATGTAAATACGGCCATCAACCTCGAATTCGTTGCCGATCACACGGATCACAGGAATCCATTTGCCAGCCCATTCTTTTTGCTCAAGAATTTCATAGCCGTTGATCTTGCAGTACATCACCCGTGGGCGCTCAGACATGCGTGATTTGACAGGCTTGCCAAACATGTCCTTGAGCATCTTGTCTTCAGGCGTGCCTTCAAAGGCCGACTGGTTGCCAGGGTACAAATTCAGCTTGGTCTTGTCGTAGTCAATGTAGTAATAACTGGCAATGCGCACAGTGTCTTCATTGAGCCAGTTGCTGATTGACTGGTCACCCACACCAAGAGACTGGAGCGTAGAGATAGGCGCAGCATCAGGATACTGGCGCTCATATTCTGCTTTTGTGAGGTCTTCGGTAATGAAACAATACTTGGCATCCGCACCCGTTGGGTCTTGGATCAGCGGATCCATGTAGACACTAAACGAATTGCGAATACGGCCAATCTTGATGTCCTGATCGAATGTGTTCTCGTCACAATACTCGGTCATCAGGGTGATGTAACCCTCGCCATAGGACACCTGGTTCTCGCAGGCCGTGTCGTATGCCACGTCAGCGTCAGAGATGTACTCAATGTGGCGAATCATGCCGTTGAAAATCTCGGCTACTTCCACGTCAGCGTTGTCATCGACTGGGATGACCTTCGCGCCTGGGCGGTTCTGACGCATGTCATTCGTCACTTGACGAACGTGCTGCGGCAGTTTGTTAATTGTCAGCGTTGGGCGTGCGTTGATCGTCTGACCTTGCACCGCACCGCGAGTGGCCAGCACGTCAGCAGGCCACTGCCAATGGTTGTCAGGTGATCCGGCATAAAAGCGCAAATCGTCAATCTCATCTTCGCGGCTCTCGGCCAGTGCGGCGACTGCCATGTCCAACCGAGCGCGGGCGGTTGTCAGAATGTCTGAGTCAGACTTTGGTGGTTTGCCGCCAGCGGCTACATTAGCCGCCGCGACCATTCCGGTTGGATCAGCCATTATTTTTTCTTCTTTTCTGCTTCACGTTTGACTGAATACGCGATGGCCACGGCCTGCTTGACGGGCTTGCCAGCTTTAACTTCAGCTTTGACGTTCTTGCGGAAGGCTTCGGGTGATTTTGATTTAACCAGTGGCATTTAAGTCTCCGTGTGAAAAATAGCGTAGTTCAAGTGAATGGCTTCGCTGTACGCATTGTTGGTCACATTCTTGATTTCTACCGTGAACGAGCCATTGCTGACCGCCACAATGAACACATTGTACGCACCCAAAGTGCCGCCAGAAGCCACGCTGATCACCACCACATCTTTGGTGCTGACGGCGCTGCAATTGACCACAAACACCGCATTGGCGCTAGGGGCCATCTGAGCGTTGGCCGTAATAATCTGGCCAGAAGGCGTGTTGATCGTGACCGCTGTGGTCTTGTTGTTGGTTTGCGTTACGGTGTCGTAAGCGCCAGCTGCATAACCAATCGTGCCAGTGGTGGCAATGTTGGCGGCCTGAACAATATCAGCACCAATAATGTTCTGGTCTTCGTATGCAACGCCAATTGGCTTGGTATTTGCCATGATTATTTCTTCTTCGCTGTTTTGGCAGACTCTTTAAACGCCTTGGCAGTTGGCGCGCCCTTGTCGCCTGGCTGGCGCATTTTCTCTTTAGAACCAGCGGCTATGCGCTCACGTTTTGCATGGATATTGGCATATAAGCCGGGTTTGGTAGCCATATCAACACTTCCATCGTTTAAGAGCTGCTTTAGCGCGTTCGCCATCTTTGGCGTTGGCCGCTACTGCGCCCATTCTTGCACAAAATGAATCCTTGCGCCCCTGATCTGCCTTAGTTTTGGGGTTAGGCGCTGGCGCCTTAAGATTGCTGCCAGTTTCTCTATTGTACTTCTCACGCCCTTTAGCCGTCAAACCAGCACCTTTGCTGACTGGCAACTTTTCGCCGCGACCAACGCTGAGAGATACAGATTTCTTAGCCATTACGATCCCATCCAAGAAGTTGCAACCACGCCTCTGCCATTGTACGCTCGGCGCTGCGTGGGTTCACGCGCCTCACGGTGGGCTACTGGGAAGGCAAAAGTGACGCATATAGCGTCAGCCGCGTCAGGCGAGGCCAATCCGCGTGCCTTCATGTCCTTTTTCGACTCCAAAAAGATAGTCCCTTTGGAGTCGGGCTTCATCATAGGCGAAATTAAATCAGTTTTAAGAAACCTGTCAAGCGGGATTGAAGCAGTTTTTAGCCAATCCTTCATTTTGCCCCACATTTCGGCTCTTTTATTGCCATACATGATGGGGTTCATGGACTTATTACCAAAATTGACACCTTTGATTTTGTACCTTTGCTCTTTCAAACGGTCAACAATACCAGCTCCAAGGCCGCCCTCGTCAATCACGACCAGTGCAGGCTTGTATTCCTCAATCGCCTCGATCACATGACCCACGACAGTCATGGTGTCGTCGCCTCTGTGGCGCTGAATGGCAATAATGTCTCGCCCCTGCCTGACAGCAATAACTGTCGCATCCGCGCCAAAACGTGCTGGGTCTACGCCGATCACAATCGGTGCTGATTGGTCTTGGTATTTAGGCCGCTTCATGGCCTCATCGACCAAGTTGGCCGATATGAACTGATCGTCGCCTTCGGACGGAAACTGACCGTACACCTCGACGTGCGCCTGACTAGAATCAGCGCCATATTCGTCAATGATCTGCTGGTAGACCTGCTTGTCCGTCCCTTCGACCGTGCGGGCGTCAACTACTTTGGTCGTCCAGAACTCTCTTTTTGAGTTAAACGCTTCGTAGAAATACCCAGTGTTACGCCGTGGGTTGCTGAAGGCCATCCAGAAGCGGTTAGGCGTGTTCTCTGTAAAGAAGCCAGACGTCACCGCCCAGATGCTGTCGTCAATACCAGACGCCTCGTCGAACACCACCAGCACACCGTCGAAGTTGTGGACACCCGCGTAAGCGTCGGGATTCTCGGCTGACCACAGCCGCCCCTCAACGCCCCAGTAGCGCGTACCCTTCTTAAGATCACGCTCGACCAATTCCGTGAGCCACTTGGCAGGCATCAGCCGTGTGGCTGACACTTCAAACCAATGGCTGTTGAGCGCCATTGCCAGCCACTTGGTAATTTCGGCCCATGTGACTGACCTTAGCTGCGACTCTGAGTTAGCCGAAATGATGGTCGTTGAGCCGATGCGGGTTGTGAGCATCCAGATCGTGATCCATGAGACCAAGGCCGACTTACCAATACCGCGTCCACTACTTACGGCGTGGCGTAGTGTATTGAAGTCTAGTTGGCCTTTGTTCTGCGTGATGTGGTCGGCAATATGTGTCAAGACTTCGCGCTGCCATTTGCGTGGGCCTTTGAAATGCTCCAGTGGCGTGCCAGGCTGACCCCAAGGAAACGCGAACATTACAAACGCCAAGGGGTTGTCCTTGATTGCTGGCGCCCACAACCGCGCCATGAGTTCCTGTTCGTCTTCAGCGCTGTATATGGTCGATTGCATGCGGGGTGTTCTCTAGTACTTGGGCATCACTTACATCTATTACGTCCAGCGCTCGCTTAGTTGCCTCGGCCAGCGCGCCAGTGATTGATATGCGCTGATCCACTTCGACAGATATGGCCTGCTTGGCCACCCAGCCGTGTTGATGTTTGAGGATTTCTAACGCTGCCTTGGCGTCGCCCTGTTTGGCGGCCGCGTGGAGTACTTGGGAGAGTTCGATCTCACCATCAGCTTTGCCCTTTTGCGCAGCGAGTTCCACCACGGGGTCAAGTTGCGTGAGTTGTCTGTATTCAATAGGCAGCATGCCTGCGGCTAACGCCAGTGCGTCGCCTTTGAGGCCCAGCTTGGCCGCGTCATATACCGCCTTCAAGCGCGATTCTGTCGCTTCGACCTTGCGCGGTGTAAATGGAATCGAATGGAACATGTGTTCTCCATGCTTTTTGCACGTGGTGCGAGTTTACAACAAAAAATAAAAATCAAAAAATTTATTACTGTTTGCAAAATTCTGTAAGAAAAAAAAAATTGTTCGTGAACGCTACGTTTTTGCTGGCCCTTTGCCGTCGGCCCTGCCCGGGGCACCCAGCCGCATGCTGCAGGCCATGCCGGCCATGCCGGCGGCGGCCGGCGGCCACCAGCCACCGTGCCCGCATGTTGCCGGCTGGCGCCGCATGCACCAGGGCAAACCGGCCGGCGGCCATTGGGTCATTTGGGTCATTTGGGTCACGGTTTTAAATTGCATGGCCATGCATGCCATTGGGTCATTTGGGTCATTGTTTTTGCATAGCCCAAATGACCTAAAAGGCTGGCGCCAGCGCGCGCGAAGCTTTAAAGCTTTGGGTCATTTGGGTCATTTTGTCACGCCACAAAAATCGGCGCGGGATGCGGCGTGAGCGTCGCCCAATAGTTTACTAAGGGTATACCCTTATATCAAAATCTTTTATTTTCTTAATCAGAATCAATGACCCAAATGACCTAAAACCCTCGAATTGTGAGCATGCATGCTGGCCAGCGCTTAGGTCATTTGGTTTTGTTGCATGGCCAAACCATGACCTAAAAAACCCAAACCCTTAAAGGCTAAAGGGTTATTGCAAATAAATGTTGCGCCATGTAAATAAATCTTTTACAATAGCATCACTGGCCTAAAAAACCGGTAAACACTAATCTAAACTAAGGACCAAAATGACAAAATCAGAAACACGCGAACTAGTCAAAATCATTGGCTATCTTGACGAATCTAATCTGCGCGGCATGGCGGCGCGCTCGCTGGCCACGTTGATCCGCAGCACACGCGGCCGGAACACACGCGCAGAATTATTAGATTTTGCGCGCATCAATCGCTTGAATGAGCGCATCGAATTTAAAGTCTAAACCAAAACCGGCCGGCCATACGCCGGCCTTCATTCACTAAACTAAATTAAGGTAAAACATCATGAAAAAAGCATTATTTTTAGATCTATTGGCCGTGATCATCATCGCGGCCGCGTTGACAATTGGCGCCCTGGCTTATTTTGACGTATTGGTGAAATAACATGCAAGTACATTTAACACTCAAAAGCGCAAACGTCAAAACCGGCCCGATTCCAGTGTCAACGACTGAGCGCGACAGTTGCCCAGCCGATTGCAAAATGAAGGCCGAATGCTACGCGGCCAGCGGCCCGCTGGCGCTTCATTGGTCCGCCGTATCCATGAAAACGCGCGGCACGTCCTGGGGTGAATTCTGCGAGACAATCGCGCGCTTACCCGACAATCAAATTTGGCGCCACAATCAAGCCGGCGACCTACCCCAGCAAAACGGCACAATTGACCCAGTTAAATTGGGCCAATTGGTCGCGGCCAATAAAGATAAACGCGGGTTTACTTATTCGCATCATCGCGACGCCGCCAGCATTGCATGGATCCGGCACGCAAATAATTGGGGTTTTACTGTAAACCTATCGGCCAATGATTTAAACGACGCCGATTATTTGGCCGATCAAAACGCCGGCCCCGTCGTCGTCGTTTTACCGTCAACGCAAAATGAAAACCTAAAAACCCCGGCCGGCCGGCCGGTCGTCGTTTGCCCGGCCACCCAGCGCGACGACGTGAGCTGCGCGACGTGCCAGCTTTGCCAGCGCCAGCGCGCGGCCATTGTAGGATTCCCGGCGCATGGCTCACGTCATCGCGTCATTAACTTAAGGCTGGCAGCATGAATAAATTATTCCC